GAACGTGTGGGTCAGTTCCGTCGGCTTGGGCTGGTAGGACATCTCCATGCGCGCGATCGCACCGTAGGTGTCGCCGCCGGCGCGGGCCCGCACCCGGGTGTAGTACATCCCGTTCCAGGTGCGCAGAGCGAACCGGATGTTGGGATGCAGGCCAGATAGGGGCAGCCAGACGTATGTGCCGGTGAGCGGCTGGGTCAGCGTGACGGTGTTGCCGGACACCGACTGCACGGTGCGGGTCTCAACGGCTGCGCCGCCGAGGGTCTGGGCGAACTGAAGCTGCTTGCCGACCCATTCCGGCGAGGCGCTGTTCTGGAGCGTGATGGTCGTAGCCCCCGCCGAGGCTCCGAAGATCAGGTAGGCTTGACCGCCGCTGCTGCCGCTCTCCACGTCCAGCCACCCGTGATGGGGGATCGTGTTGCTCTCGTAGTAGCGCCCGGACAAATCGTAGGTCCGCACGTTCGGGCCGATGATCTTCCACTCGCCGCCGTCCGTGAACCGCTGGTCGCCGCGGAACCAGCCGGCCTGCCCTTGCACCGGGTTCGTGTTCGGCTTGGACGCCATGTAGCTGAAGCGGGGCGGCAGAGCGTCCGTGCCAGCCAGGATCACGCCGTCGCCGAAGTACCGCTTGGTGAGCGCGGTCTTGGCGAGGTTGGTCTTGAACTCCCCCCGCCCGACATAGACCGATGTGGTGGGGTCCGCCTCGGCTGCGACGATGGCGGCGTCATTGAGGCTCGCGCCATCGCCCTTCCCCTCGAAGTCGACGACGAGGGAGGTGATGTCGATGAAGGCGTCGGTCTCGCCGGTGGCGGCGGATTGAATGCCTCGGCGCACGGCCTGGAGAAAACTGTAGAGCCCCTGGTCCGCGATGGCCGGGACGTCCGGCATCTGGATCATATCTGGCGAAGCTCCTCGATCGTCGTGGCCAGGGCCAGGGAGCGCACGTGGATGTTGCCGAAGATCCCGATCTCCATCTCCCTGACCTTAAAGGGCGGGATGCGGATGGGGTCCATGCTGCTGAGGTTGAGGTTGGCGACGACAGCGCCCTCCCCGTAGATTACGACCTGAACCGTGCGGGAGGAGGCGAACGTCGGCGGGTTGCGCAGCGTGCTGCCGTTGAGGTCGAACACGTTCAGAGGCGTCTCGTTGAACGCGCCGAGGAGCGGCGAGCCGTAGGCGGCAGCGTTCGCAGCGGCGGCCTCGGCGGCGGCCTGATTATAGGCGGACGCGTCCACCAGCTGATCGAACTCCGCATCCACGCGAAGCAGGCTGAAGGTCTGGGCCTGTGGGAACTGCCACCGCTTGGAGCGCCACTCGAACTGGAGCGGGTTGCTCTCGTCACTGTCGAGCGAGAAGATGTCCCCGGTCGCGCTGTCAGCGTAGAACAGCCGCGCGTTGCGGGCATCGACGTGCATGGCTGTGGCCGACAGCGATATGTAGGACAAGGCCGGCGGATCGTCCCGGCTCAGGATCATCGCCTTGGCGGGCACCACGTCCGGGAACAATCCGAAGTACCGGCCCTGGAGCACCGCGGCCTTCATGGTGCCGGGGTTGAGGGCCTGCCACTCGACCGACGTGAACAGGTTCTTGGTCACCAACCCACGGGCGCCGGAGGCGAGCATCACCAGTCCGTTCGGGCTGGCGTAGATCACACCGTCCTCGTCCATGGCGATCGTGGACTTGGAGAGGCAGGGCTCCTCCAGCTGCACACGCTCCGTGTACATGTTGCCGGGGACGCCGCCGTGGATCAGGTACGGCACGCGGTCGGTCATCACCGCCACGGAGGAGCCGATCACGCCGAGGCCGACGACCCTGCCGACCGGCAGGCTGATCGCGTAGGCGCTGGGCCACGCGTGCGGGTAGTAGGGCTCCGAGAAGTAGACCGTGTTGCCTGAGAAGCCGGCCAGTGCCCCGCCAGGGAGCGCGACCAGTCCTGCGAGGTCAGAGGGCGGCGGGTCCCACCCGAGCGTGCTCATCACCTCGCCAAGCTGCGCAGTGGTCAGGTTGTCGGCGAAGCTGATGGCCCCGATCGCGATCTCGGCCACGAATTGGTAGCTCACCGTGGAGGCCCCGACCACCGTGCGGTAGATCCTGCGGTGCGTGAGGTTGTACGACCCGCCAGGGAGGGCGGGGAAGGTGTCGATCGTAACGACCGCGCCGGTCGGCGAGACGGTGACGCTGACGGGATCGGAGGGCGGACCCTCCTCCTGCACCGACCCGAAGGTGTTGATGTAGGTGAACACGTAGGCACGCGTCTCAGCTGTACCTGAGCCGGGCGTGGTCACGGTGGCGGCAGGCGCGCCCGCGGGCTTCGGCACGCCCATCTCGTAGGACGTCACCGGGAATGGGGCTGAGCCGGTCGTGGCCAGCGCGTAGTTGGTCTTCTTCGGGCCGCCGGAGCCGGTGAAGTAGATCCGGCCCTCGCTGTTGTCGGCGAGCGGGCCGGGCACCACGTCGACCTCGGTCCCCCACACGAGGAAGGCGGACGCGCCGGCTGGATTGTAGAGCCGGTAGATGGTTTTGTAGTTCGTGCCGGGCGTGTTGTAGGCAAGCAGCGGCCCTCGCCAGTAGCGTAGCTCTCGCGAGTAGAGCTTCACGTTCTCGGCGACCTGGGCGAAGTTGTCCCCCAGCAGCGTGGGGGACAGCCTCGGAACCAGCCCGTCGAAGGCAAAGACCTTCACGGCGGACATAGCTTACTCGCCGGTTTCCTCGTCGCCCTCGCCCTCGCCGTCGCCCTCGCCCTCGCCCTCGCCCTCGCCTTCCGGCTCAACGGTCGGGGCCGGCTCAGCAGCCTCGGTAGCGGCAGGGGCGGCGCGGCGGCGGCGCGGCGGCTTCTCGACGACCACGGGCTCCTCGCCGGGCTCCGGCATGCCTAGAATGGCGCGAGCCTCCGGGGTGTCCGCCGGGATCAGGAAACCTTCGTGGTGGCGACCGATGGTCACATGGCCGGTCGGCGTGAGCACTTGGGCGACTCCGCCCACACTGTCCGCCTTGTACTTCTTCAGTGCGTCTTCAAATCGCATCGCGATCTCCTCTGGGGTGGCGTCCCACAAGCGGGATGCTCATGTCGACCCGGGCCTCAACCCGGACCAAGCTCTCGCCGAGGCTGTTGATCGCGCGACGCGTCTCAGCCATCTCGGTGGCCATGGTGGCGGCCACCTCCTTTAGATTGTCCACCGCCGCTGCCAGGAGGGTGGTGGTCACGACATTGGCCTTCAGGTTCTCCAACGCTGCCTCGGCGCGTTCAACGCGCCCCTCCAGATCCGCGGTACGCTGACGCGTCACGGCGAAAGCGGAGACGCCTGCTGCGGTGAGGGTTAGTAGGGCGAGAAGCTCCTCAAGTGAGAACGGCACCTGCATCAGCTGATGCCCACCCCGTGGACGATCCACAGGTTGTCGCCGATCTTCTGGACCCACGCGGTGCCTTTCGCCGCCAGAGTGCGGGCGCCGGTGCCGCCGCTAGGCGACCAGCTGAGCGTCACGCCTGCGGCAGGAGTGATGGTGACGGTGCCTGCGTGGTTGATGATCTGGATCGTGGTCCCGTACTCGAACGGCGTCGTGTCGTTGGGGATCTCGTAGTTGTGCGTCCCGCCGCCTGCGTGGAGAATGTGCTTCCCGCCATGGGCAACGCCGAGGACCGCATTGGCCTCGATCTGCACTTGCGGCACGCCGCGATAGCCCGCTCCGCTCGCACCACCGTCGTCTCTCTCAGTTAGGATGTAGCCGATGTCCGTGACGTCGACCTGAGCGCGGAGACGGTTGGTGGACCAGCCGATGTAGATCTTGTTGCCGGTCTGACCGATGCCGCCGCCCTGCTGAATAGGCGTGAAGCCTAGGGCTGTGAGCACGGCCCCGGTGGCGAACTTGGCGGCGGTGATGACCCCGTTGGCGATCAGCCCGGCGGAGTCGATCGCGCCCATGGCCAGCTTGGAGGCCGTGACCGAGAGGTCCGCCAGTTTCGACGTGGTGATCGCGTCGTCGGCGATGTCGGCGGTCTGCTGGACCTTGCCCTTCAGCGCATCGAGCGCGCCGGCGGTCAGGCGTAGCTCGATTTTCTCACCGGCGGCGAGGGCGCGGGCGGCGGTTCCCTCCTGCCCTCTCACCACGGTCAAGGTGTCGCTGGCGCGCGCTGTGACCTTGACGATCTCGATGACGTTGAGGTTGTTGACGATGGTCGCCATGAACCAGTCGCCACCGCTGGGCGAGGGAAATAGGCTCCCCTGCCCGGCGGTCAGCGTTAGACTCACCGCCGCCGAGTTATAGCTCCCGGCGAGGGTTCCGGCGGCATTGTTCGAGAACAGGGGCACGCCCATGCGTCACCTCGGCTAGGGCGATTAGTTGATGGTGACGGTCCAGGTAATGGTCAGGCTGTCGCCCGCCGCCTTGTTGATCACGGAGAACACGGTGCGTGCGAGCAGCGATCCCGCCGCGCCTGCGTTGAAGATCCCCGCCTCAACCAAGGCGCCGGTGCCGCTGCCGGGGCCGAAGGTGGCGATGTAGGTGATCACCGCTCCAGCCACACCGGTTGAAGTCAGCGCCACCCGCGCCAGTTCTGTGCCGAGAGTGGTGTCGCCGGCTGCGGCAGCGGTGCTGTTGGTGCCGACCGCCATGTGCGTCATGGCTGCGATGGCAGGGGCCGCCTTCATCCGGTCGGCGATGACACCTCTACCAACCGTGGTGACGAGGTTCTTCACCACGATGTCTTGCTTGACCTCGCCGTGCTCGTCGGTCAGCGTCAATCGAAGCTCACCGGTCATCTTCAGCATTTCTTCGAACGGCTGCATCGACGGCGGTCCTTGTTAGGATGTGGTGGTTCGCGAGAGCCTAACTGTTAGCATGTCGGGTGGCAAGGATCACGTGAGTTCGACGGCGGCTGTGAAGTTCCCGAAAGTCCCAAGCAGCGAAGTCCAGTTCAACGCTGCCCCGTTCGGGTAGTTAGCGGGGTTGACGATGTCGGCCACTGCCTGTGTCCAAAGTGTAGCGATCGTGGTGTTGATCCGCGATGCGGCGATGGCGGGCACGACGATTGGCGTCGAGGGCATGCGGTCCGAGCACCACAGAACTAGGCCCTTACAGCCGGCGTTTTTCGTGAAGCCTGGAGTGGCGTTCGATGTGGACGTTGTTGAGTTGACCGTCTTCACGGTCGCAACAGTCGGGCCGCGGTAGGCAACACTGAAGTACTCGCTCACACCGCTGATGGTTATGGGGTTAGCGATGTCAGATGCGTTCAAGACCTTAGCGTAGATCCCGTACTCGTAGGCGACGCCTGCCGTCCAGTCGGCGTTCGCCAGCTGAGTCCAGCCTGCCGGAGTGCCGATGCTCGGAGCAGAACTGCTTGACGCGGACTGAGCGAATATGATCCCGAGGTCGCCGGGCTGTGCGCCGGCGAACGACGCGCCTGCGCCTCCAGAAATTGCATGAACCAGCACGAAGATCGTCGTGCCGATGGCGGGGTTGGCGACGTCGGTGGCCGTCACGGCGTCGTTAATGGTCGCCTGCGTGATGGCCTTCCCAAGACTGTCCACAGCCGACGCGGTGTCGCCCAAGAGTTTGTCGGCTGCTCGCGCCACGGTCTCGGCAAGGGTCAGCGTGTCCGCGGGCGCGGCGGCGACCGCCCTTGCGATGCTGTCGAACGCGAATGCGACGCTGGCGGCGGTCAGGCCGGCGGCGGACAAGGTCACGATGCCGTCGGTCGGGGCGACGCTGTGGGCGAAGGTGCGGACGTAGGTATAGTCCAGCTGCACGCCGTCGGTGACGCTGACGGCCTCAACGACAACGGCTGGAGAGATCGCCTTCTGGAGTGCGTCCACTGGGGTCGCGGTCTCCGCGAACACACGGGAGAAGTCTGAGATCAGCAGGCGTGCGTCCACTGCCGTCACCGCTGAGGCGATCGCCTCGTCGACGTCTCCTCGCCGGGTGCCTCGCGCTTTCGCTGGGGTGGGACGCAGGCGGGCGCGCAGACCGATGCGGGCGACCTCGACCTGAACGGTGGAGCGACCCCAGCCGATAAGCGTCGCGTCTGCCGTCAGGACGCTGTCGGTAGGGAACAGCGTGTAGCTCTGGTTCGGTATGACTATCGCCGGGTTGGCAACGTCCGTCACAGTCACCGCGTCGGTGCGGGTCAGCCCGTATGCAGCCAGGAACGCATCCAGAGATGACGCGGTGTCTGCAACCGCCTTGGCGTCGGCGTTACCTAGCCCGTCAGTTGTGCCAGCGGTGTCGGTGCGGGCGCTGCCGATCGCCTTGGCTACAGTGTCCGTAGCGGTGGCGGCGTCAGCCGGCGTGAGCGTGAAGTTGCTGCCGCCTGCCGCCCCGTAGAACTCGGTCGTCAACAACGTCGCAAGATCGCCCGCCGCCACGCCGAAAGCGTCTCGCGTGGTCTGCCTCCAGGCGGTGCGGAAGGTTAGGCTGGACACGCCTTAGCCCAGTGCAATTTCGAGGGAGAAGCCCCAGGTTCGCGATCCGCCAAAGCCGTCGCCGATCACGTAGAGCGCGCTGTCCTCGTAGACGCGGGGAAGACCTGTTGTTAGGTAGCTGAAAGGGTTGCCGATATACCCAACCGATGCTGACGACGTGAGTTGTGTGCCGATAAGAAGGTTCAGCAGTCGCCGCAGCACGACGACATTAAACGTGCCGCCGGTTGCGCCAGCCTCGCGAACCCGCGTGATCTTGGAGACGCCTGCCGAAGCCATACTCATGCGGGTTGCGCGGTTCAGATCTTGCGTGGCCAGGAGCGTTGCGGTTGCGACACGAGGTGTGCCGTTCTCGTCTTCGTAATCCACTGTCACCACAGCAGTTCCGGCGAACGTCGTAGCGCTCTCGACCCAGATCTCCAGGCCCTTGTAGTCGGCCCCGGGCACGCGGGCGGCGAACGAGGGCTGGGCGGTGAGCGTAACGTCCGCGCCGAAGCTGTAGGCCCCGGCCTTAAAGAGCAGGTCGAACAACCAACCGCTGCGCCAGCTGGTGCATGCCATGTGCAGTTCGATGGCGGAGATGTAGCCCTCAAGCCCGCCAAATGATGGGAGAACCGGGAAGCCTGTGATCGCATCGGTCGGCACGACGCCGTTCGCGGTGTTCGATCCAGCATACGTTCCGGTAGCTGGGAAGCCGTTGTTGGCGAAGGGGTTGGACCGGCCCTGAAAACTCCCGCCTGTGACCGAGACGATTTTCTGGTAGTTCACCCGCAGCTTGCGCGCGCCGTTCAGTTCCGCTTTCGTTAGGAAGCTCATCCTGATGCGATCTCCAGCGTGACCTCGTTGATCCCTGTGCTGGTGCTGTCAGGGTTGGAGATCAGGAAGATGGCGCTGTCGGCGAAGACTTCCGGCATCCCGGTCTTGAACATGTCGAACAGGTCGCCGCCGTTGATGATCGGGACGCGGAGAGATGGCGCGAGCGGGCGCAGCACCATGACGTTGATCGCGCCCGCCGTCATGCCGGTGTGAGTGATCACTACGCTTTCAATTCTCTGAACGCCGGTGTCGCCTGCTGCGAGAGGAAGTTGGTACATGCGCCCAAGGGTGCCGTTCCCAGCCGCGCCGACCGCAAATGCGCCGGTTGTGGCGCCTGTGTTGCCGTCCTGATCGGTGTAGGTGACCGTGACGTTGAAAGCCGAGCCGGTTGCGAGCGCGGTCGTGAACTCGATCCAAATTTCCAGGCCTTTGAAGTCCGTACCGCCGGGCACGCGGGCGGCGAACGATGGCTGGCTGGCGAGGTTTGTGGTGCCGGAAGCGAAGCCGTAAGCACCTGCTGCAAACACGCGGTCATAGACGCCGAGCCGTGTGATCACCGACGAAGCATAGGCCACGCGCGAGAGGTAGCCCTTCGCCCCGCCTGCGAAGGCGTTGATCGGCCAATAGCCCGCATCTGTGTCGATCGGCACAACACCGTTAGCGGTGTTGCCGATAGCGAGCGCCCCCGGTCCAGGCTGCCCGGCGAGGTCGAACAGCGAAAAGAAGCCGGCTGCGACTGAAGTGCGGGGGGCGGACTTGTAGAACTCAAGGATCTGCTTTGTTGAGGCGATCCAGTCGTCGTTGCTCAAGATAGACATGCGTCAGCTTCCGAAGTCGAGAGCGGCGAACTGCTCTTGCGTGGTGAGGGTTTCGATGTGGTCCTTCATCGCCCAGGTCCACGCGAGTTGGGTCGCCATCCAGCCGCGCAGGGCGATCATCAGGGCGCGACCCTCGTTGGCAGTAACTGTGTGGGTGATGTTCTCGAACGACCGGATGGGAATGGCGACCGGCGCCGCACCGAACCCGGCTGCGATCTGGTCCTCACAGGCGTCCTTGTAGCCGAGCCAGCGGACCTGATCCTCCGTTCGGCTGACCTGTAGATGTTCCACACCATCTCCGAAGTCGTGCGCGAAACCCGCCTCCATGCGCGCCTGATAGGCGGCCTCCAGATCGGCGAGGGCCTGGGTCTTGGCGTCCTCAAGCGACCACTCAACCCACCTCCACTGGAGAACAGGAACGCCGCCCACATCGAACAGGTTGTAGCCGAGGACGCGATAGGTGCCCTCGGGCGGCAGCGGCTCCTCCTGGCAGAGGGTTGCACCAGGGTCGCTCGCCTCGCAGAGCACCCAATTCGGGCCGTTATTCGCGTACATCAGAACTGCTCCCTGAGCGCGAACTTGATCTTGTGGTAGACCGTGTGGACGATTCCTGCCGGGAACGTCGCCTCGATCTCACCCTCGTAGTAGCCGGGGTCTAGATCCAGTGCGCCCGGCGGAAATACGAACTGCACGCGCCCGCCTGAGCCCGGCGTCGGATACTGCGTCAGGTCAGGCGTGATGCCGTCCGCCTCCAGCGTTCCGGGGAGAAGTTCTCCGGTGATCGTAAGCAGCAGCGTGGTGGTGCCGGCCTCGCGGAACTTCAGCACCACGGTGGCGGAGGAGACGTCGATCACCACGCCGTTGTCCGTCAACTGGACCACGACGGGCGGGCGCGTGTCGCCGACCACGAACTTGAGGCGGGAGCCCATCAGATCCACTCCCGCATCTGCACGGTGCGGTTCGGACGGCCAAGGTCCCGCGTCCGCTCCAGCTTGGCCCGGGACACCCACGCGCGGAACTGCGCCATCTCGACCTGAGCGGCGGCGGGGTCGTAGTAGGGCTGCCCACTCATCCCCTTCAGCCGCCCGCGCGCGCCGTAGGCGATCGCCTCGGCCCATCGCTGGAACAGCGTGTCGTCCACCTCGGCGGCGTCCTGGGTCGGCTGCGTGGCCACGATCATGCGCAGGCCGGCGACAACCCGCACCGTCGGCGTCGGCACCAAGATGATCTCATCCGGCGTGATCTGAGTGTAGAGTTGCGGCGGGCCCGTGCGCGTGCGGTAGTCCGGGTAGCGCGCGTCCAGTTCGTCCTGGGTCTTGAACGACAGGCGCAGTTCTGCGCCGCTCTCATCGACCACGACAGCGCGCAGCACCCGGGTGCAGAGTTGATCCTGCTCCGTCTCGATCTCGTAGGTGTTCACACCGGCCTGGATCGTCAGCGGGTCGCATTCGAACTGCACCCACTCGCTGGCGACGCAGAACTCGATCAAGGCCTGCCGGGCGGCGATCTCCGCGGCGATCGGGGAGCAGTCGTGGACGAACGGCAGTATCAGGCTGTGGAAGGCGTTGATCGGCGTCACTTGGCAGCCCCTTTGCTATTGAGATCCGTCGGACCCAGGGCCGTGTTGGGGCTCTCCGCGAGCTTGCCGCCCTCGTGACCTCCAACGAACGCCGTGAACAGCTGGAGGTAAACCTGCGCCTTCTCCATGCCGGCGGCGTAGTCGGTGTCCTTCTGGTGCGCGCGGAACATCACGTAGTCGAACAGCGCGGTCTGGTAGAGATCCGGCACCGTGATGGCCTGATCCAGCGCCGTGATCTCCGCCGGGGTGTTGGCCGTGCTCACCTCAATCTGGGTCTCCCCGTTCGCCGGAGGGTAGACGTAGAAGGTCTTGGGGGTGCGCGGGTCGTAGACGAAGTTCGAAATGGTCGCCGAGCGCCGGCCTGCATGCCACAAGGGGTCGAACCCATCCAGCAGTTCCCGGGTCACCACGGTGATGGCGCGGCCCGGCGTCGCACCGTCCTCGCCCAGGTTGCGGCGCACGTCGAGCAGCATGAACGCCTGACCGGTCAAGGTCTGCTTGGTGCCGATCGCCAGGGCGAACGGCGCGGTCACCTCCCCTAGCGAGGGACTGGCGGCCACCAGGGCGCGCTCAGCGTCGGACAGCCACCGCAGAAGCTCGGCGTCGCTCCAACGGCGGGTCGCGCCCTCGTCAATCAACTGAGAGCGCACGCGTGCAAGGATGGCGGAAGCGAGGACAGTCATGGGGACTTCCTAACACAAAAACGCCGCGACAGTGTTAGCTGTCGCGGCGTTCATGTCCAGCGGTGAGCCGCTGTTAGTTGGCGACCAGAGCCATGGCCCAGGCTTCCGGCTTGATCATCCGGTGACCGTAGACGTTCAGGCCGCGCACCAGCCGCCCGAAGTCGTTCGGGTTGGGCAGGTCCTCGGTCTTCACGATCTGCGACGCGAAGGTCAGAGCCGTGGTGTGGCCAGCGATCAGCACGCGGCGCTTGGCCGAGCCGCCTTGGGCGCCGCCGGTGAGCGACTGACCCGCAGCAGCGGCAGGCAGCTGGTTCGACAGGTAGACCGTGAACCGGTCGATCATGCCGATCTTGCCGTTCCGCAGGATCGACTTGTCGTCACCGGTCAGGTAGGCCTGCTGGAGCGGCGACTGCATCAGGCGCAGACGGGTCGCGGGGTCGATGACCAGCCAGCGGTCCGTGTCCGGCACGTTCTGCTCGTCGAGCACCGTGGCCATGCCCAAGATCACCTTGAGGATGGCGTCAGCCGAAGCGTTCAGATCCACCGGGGTGTTGTCCACCCCGAGGTTAACCGCACCAGAGAGCACGCCGGCGGCGGAACCCTTGTTGGCCGCAGCGCCGTTGTTGAACTCGGCCAGCAGGATGCCGCGGTCGATGGCGATGCTCATCTGCTTCGTCGCATCGTCGGTGAACATCGACATCAGCGCCGGCTTCGACTGGTACTCCAGGACGTCAGAGACGTTGACCCCGAAGTACTTCGCCTTGTCGATCGACAGGTCGACCTTGTTCGGCACCGGAACTTGGTAGTTCAGGTTTTGACCAACGGTGTAGTCGTTGATCGCGATGGACGGGATGTTGTTGATGGTGATCGTGTCACCCATCGACTTGATCTCGCCCTCATAGGACGTGTTCGCGATCTCGCCGAAAACGGTCGTCGCATAGAACTTGGCGTTCAGCTTCCCCGACCACAGCTGGGGAATGAACGTACCCGCGTAGGCGGGGTTGGTGACGAAAACACCCTGGACTGGCACAGGCATTGGTTTGCTCGCTCAATGGAGGTGAGAGGGGGGTCCCGCTCTCACCTCCACCGCGTTAGCAGTGGTTAGCTGCGGACGCGGTTTTCAATGAGAGCGCGGTCGATCTCAGCGTCGATGCGGCGGGCTTCTTCCTGGCGTCCGCGGTAGTCGCCCCGGGTGACGGCGGTGTAGAACTCGTGAACCTCCGCAGAGGACCAGATCTTCTTCCCGTCGTCGGGGGTGATCACCGTGGATGTGCCGGATTGACCGGGCGACACCTCGGCTTCGAGGCTAGGCTTTTCCGGTTCGGGCGTCGGGGCCGGCGGCGTCGGGGCTCGACCCGTTTCCTTCTTGAAAGCCTCGAAGATCTTCGCCGTGCGAACGACGTCGAACTTCTCAAAGGCGTCTCCAAGCAGCACGCTCAGGCCGAGGCCCGACAGCGGATCGGTTCCCGAGAGCCAGTCCACGAAGGCTGGGTCCACGTTGACCGTTTCGTAGTCGTCCACCAACTCTTTCAAGCTGGCGAAGTAAGCGCGGCGACGGGTGATCTCCGCCACCTCAGAGGCGCCCTGAACTTTCGTTTGAAGGTCAGGGATCAAAGCCTTCAGCCGGTCGATCTCCGCCTGAAGCGCCTTGCGGGCTCCACCGTCGGTCTCGACGGCGATCCGGCGCATCAGGTCTACGAGGTCCGCTCCGAAGGCGTCGACGTCTGCGTCCGTCACCAG